GGTTTTCATCAATTTCAGCAATAGTTTCTACCACCTCATAGTTCTCCATCCGTTCCATACTGATATCGAATGGAAAACCTGTTTTAGTAGTCCCTTTAAATGATTTAGTTTCTGACATGTATTAAGCTCCTTTGATGTATTCGTAGTGAGTATTGCTTTCTCCATCTGGAAATGCTGTAAGAGTTGTTTGGTATCCGACTGTCTCAGCGTCTTTGTAAGAGATAGTTCCGATACCCGTTACTTTTCCTTCAGGAATAACAATACGTTTCATAGTACCATCTTTCAATACCATATCTACCACAACGCAATGGCTAGTTAATTCTGTTGAATTAGCCTTGATAGTGATACCTGTTTTAAGATCCCCAGTTACATTATCCGCACCGTACACTTCCTTAAGAACATTGACGTTCAATGCCTCGATTAATGTATAAGTGAATGTATCGGGTTTTTCTGTTTGTGAGGAGTGTACGATATCACCACCCCATGCCTTAACGTTTTCAGATTCAGGGCTATTTTCGTTTTCTAAGCCATCCTCTGAGATATATCCTAGAGATAGAAATTTAGCATTTAAGGCGGTTGTAGCATCTGTTGGTAGAGGAGTTCCCTTAGGTGCTGAATAGATTGCACCCCCAATTTTAGGTTTTGCTGTCGTCACTAATGATGACGATGTTGTTTGAGTAGTTTGAGTTTCTGATCCCATTCCATTCTCCATTTCTTAAAAATAATTTATATCAAATACCGCTTGATAACGATATTTTTTAGTTTCTGTGTCTGTGAAATTGTAATCACTGTTTAGATGGATTCCACTGATCTCATTCAGTTCAACCATGTTTTCGATAACTTGTTTTAGTTTCTCATTCAATTCAGCAGCTTTCTGCATGCTTGTTGAATAACTCTGAAAAGCAAAGGTTGCAGTCTTTGCGTGGTTCTTCTTGGCTCCCCTAGTCTTTTCAAGGATTACAAACTCTTGTGGCATGTTTGTTTCATGCTCAAAAAAAGACGGTACCGATAAATGACCGTCAAGATATTTCTTGATAACAATTTCAATCATTTAATTCACCGCCTTCAAAAGAGTATTGTTTTTCATATTGTCCTTCTTAGCTTTATAGGTCTTTGCACTAACCATTGCATTAGCACGATTTTTACCTACATGAATATCTTTTACATATCCATCACCGCATCTAGCTTGAATATCAGATGCATATTGAGAAAGGATACTCTGCATAGGGGCAGATTTCATTAATTCAGCCACTCCTGCACGATTGAGTTTAAACTTAATATCACTCATAGCGTTCTACCATCACCTTCTTGTTCCAAGCTAAAGGAAGCATCTCCTCAATCCCTTCAAGAGGAAATCCAAAAGTTTTCCATCTCTTACCGAAAAATAAAACTTCTTTATCTTTCCAATCATGAAGATCACCTTTTGGTATTGCTAGAGTATACTCTGCTTTCCGTCCAGTTAGATTTATCTGGCTTGTGATATCATCCGTTGAAGATGGAGATATAAGGACATTATCCACCAAAGTTTCAACTTCCTCAAAAATGGGATGACCAAAGTCATCCCTTCCTTTCTCAACGGTTTCTATAAGAGTGATCGTAATACCTTTAATTCGTCCCATAAAGATCAATCACCCCATATCTTTGCTTTTTGAAGCCTAACCTTTTCAGTTCAGACTCTTTGATAAACAAACCACCACCAGGCACCAAATAAGAGCCACTAAAAGAATATCCCATAGCAGACTCAGCCATTTGTGTCATTGGCTCCTGATCGGTTGATGTCATTAATGTACGAGCAACCACATCCACCGTAACAGATTTCACAACACTTTGATAAGACGGGCTGTCAAGCACCATCTTATCTAAATCTTTGCTGACTTTCTTAGCTTCTTCACGAAGAGAATCTGACACTATTTTCAACAGCGCCTCTGCTCTCTTCCGTTCATCGAATTTTAAAGAACGCCACAAAGTTTCAAGGTCTTCTACTGTTGCAAATGTTGTCATTTTATTTACCCTTCATGTTGTTCTAAAAGAGCAAGCAAGTCAACCTTCTTAGCTCCTTTATCGTATTTAACACCCAACTCATCTAGGCGGGTTTTAATTTGGGAGACAGTCAGGTCTCCCTGACTATCTGTCGCTTCTTCTTGGGAATCCACATTTTTTTCAACTTGATCAGCTGGAACCCAATCGCCTCCACTAATTGCATTTTCAGTAACAATAGTGGCCCCTGTTTTTACATTAATGTATTCCATATACTACCCCGCTTTCACAACACGAGCAAAACTATTGTTGTCCAAGATTCCCCATCCTAGGTAAATTTCAGCACGAAGATATACTTGGTTATAACCTTTCAAGTCTTTGCCAGAATTGTCTGGATCACCATATCGAATAACTTCAAGTGGGATTTGCTTAGCATATCCCCATTTCACCATGTTTGCGAAATCGCCAACAATAGCAACATCTTTGTTTGTCCCAACATTAAGTCCAACTGTTGTATTTACATCTACAGGTAAACCATTAATAGCACCTGGATTTGCTCCCCATGCCAATTCTGGATAAAGGCGCTCATTAGCTGCATTCTTCATGCTAGCAAGTGCACTTGCAAATGTAGTATCCATTGCCATACCGCTAACGATATTATCAGCTCCTTGAATCATTTTCACTGCATCTTCAACATTTGCATCTGGATTGCTATCCGTGAAATTAACAGTTTGGGTAACAGCTTTATCAAAGCAGTTATTACCAATTACTGTAGACTCTTGTTTAGTACGTGGATTGACCCCATGAAAAGCCATAATATCAATACCACGAGCTACTTTATTAGCGAATCCTTCATTAAATGATTTCAACATGTCGATTTTGGCTTCTTCTGATGCATAAATGAATTCATCAGATACACGAGCGCCATACTCAATTTTAATAGGCACCATAGTTACAGGTTCCAGACTTGCGCCACCATGTGTTTTCTTCCCGTTTTCTGCAACGATATCTACATCAGAATCTAATGAGAATGTAAATTCCTTTAATCCATTAAACGGAATAGCTTGCTGATTAGACAATTTAGCCAATGAACTGTGACCTTTAACTTTGTTGATGAGGTCCGTCACAAGCATTGGGTCAAATAATGTACCTTTTGATAGTTGATCTGTCATATAATATTACTCCTTTATTCTTCAAAAACTAAACCTTGTACTAGGTTTTTATAAGATGTGTCTTCATTTTTTTCTAGAGCAGGCTCTAGGTTCCGCATTGGTGCGACATGTCCAATGGGTTTAATGAATGATGCCAAACGCTCCGCATCTGCTGTTAAACTTTCTTCATCGGCACCTTGCAAGCGATCAGCCAAGTCATAAGGTAATCCATTTTGCAAAGCAATCCGAGTTCGCAGATTAGCTGTCTCATAACCAGCAATTTGCTTCTGCATTTCTTCAAGCTGCTTGTCTGAATCATCCTTACTTTGCTTATTAGCTTCAATAGTTGACTTCAAGCTAATATTTTCTTCTTCCAATTCGGTAACACGAGATTTGAGCTGGTCATAGTCTCCGTATTTCTCTTTCTCACGAGATAAGCGGGCCTTAATAGCAACATCAAATTCTTCTTGTGTAGTAATTGGTTTAAATTCTGACATTCTCATGTCTCCTTTCTCCTGCTTTCCCGGCAGTTCGGTAATTTTATCATCAAAAAAAGCAGTTCTTAGACTGCTACTTTTTAATAACTGATTTTTTGCTTTTTCTTAGGTTTAGTGGTTACACAAGCCCAATGCGCAAGCAAAGCGCTGTCCATCAAAGAAATATCCATATCGTCAAAATGAGAGCGATAACCAAAACCACCATTTGAACCAATATTTCGCTTATCGCAGTTAGTAGCCACTTTTGATAGAGATGGTTGTCCAGCATGGCAGATATTTTTTTGATAAATACCTTGCTCCCAAAGAGCATTTGCCACTATGATCTCTTTAACGGTTGGTAAGATGACATTCTTAATTTTGTAGTCCTTCAATTCTTCATCTAGAATCTTTTGACCACTTGCACCGTCAATAACGATTTGGGCCACATCTGCACTACGCAGAAAAGCTACTAGCCAGTCATTCCCATTGCGCACTGATTGACAATCTATAACTTCGACAAAAAAACGTCCATCTTTCGTCCGCACTGCAACGCTCATAGCAACGTTTGTACCATCTTGTCCATACTTAATCCCAACAAATAATTGTCCGACAAGATCAGGAATATCAGATACTTTTAATTCGTTCCATTCTGTTTCAGATATAGCAGACTTCTGATTGTAAGTAGGCCAGAAACCTAGACGTTGAACATTATGATCTAGTTTATCTTCACCTAGCTCAGCTTCTACTTTTCGTTCATTCAAGTGATAACCCATTGAAGGATTTGAATGATACCAGGCATCTACATCGTCAATCTCTTTTTCTTCAGACACAGACCATTCAGCCCAACCAGAGTATTTCCCTTTACCGAATAAGCACGTTTCTCGATACTTAGTAAAGACTGTACCACTGGAAACTGGAGTAGGAGGAGTCCCACACATGATAGTCATTGGATTAGCACTATCGGTTACAGTGTATTTCAAAGCAGATTCCTGCTCTGTTGTGTACTCCTGTGCCTCATCAATGATCAGCATATCGAATCCTTCACCAAGACCCCCATTTGATGTCCTGGTACGGAATTGGACCACACCACCAGTTTTATATAATTCTATCCGTTCCTGTCCTTTGGCACGGATAGAGTTGAAATCTTCACCATCCACATATCCCATCTTTTCCAGGTAACGTTTAACCTTTTCAAATGAGGCATGGGAAGTGGAAATACGATGAGCTGTGTGAAGGATGTTTAGTCCTTTATGCAGCCCCCAAATCTCCAAAATGTAAAGAAGCTCTGACTTCCCGTTTCGTCGAGGAATAGAGTATCCAAATTTCTGATGCACCCATAAGCCATTTTTATCAACAGCCATCATAGGTAGTAGAAGGTTTTTTTGCCAAGAATAGCAAGAAAGACCAGTTTTTTCGTAAAGATCAATCGCTTCATTTGCTAATGAATTTTTCTTGACGTATTTTAAAATCACCGATTGAGTAGGATTCTGATTGCCAAGTTTCTTCCTAGCCATACTATAACCTTTCAATCGTAATCGCATGATAACCCTATCGCTGGGAGATATCGGATCACCTCCTAATTAAAACCACAATAAAAGCACCCTTTCGAGTGCTTCAGTATTCTTATTTTCGGTCTGAAAAGAATTCAGCCCAATATGGATTTTCTTTATCGAAGATTTCAACCTCTTCTGAGGTCATGTTTTGAGGGTAATCTTCAAAAAGGTTATAGAACTTTTCCTTATCAAACGTAAATAACATCAGCCCTCTAGCAAACCATGACGTATCAACCCACCAAATTTTGTCATCATGATTTTCTTTATAGCAATATTCAGACCAGTTTATTTTTTCATAATCATCTTTCATGGCCTTCAATTCCTTTCATTTGTTTAGAACCATCTGTGTTAATGAAACTCAATATATTATGGAACTCAGGATTATCTTTCAATGAATCCGAATCGATAATACAACTATCCACATCATATTTACCGTGTCTGGTGCTATGCGTTTTTTTACACTTGAATCTTTCTTTCAAAACAACGTTATCTAATGGTTTAAATCCATTTGATATTCGGGATTGTAATTCCAAATATTCGAAACGGCCTTCATTTTTTCTTATGATTGCCGCATGTCTACCTACTGCTAAATAATACTCATTCCCAGACTCTACCTTTTCCAACAATTCTCTGACAGCAGTAAAGTCATTTGTATGTTTAACAACATGCATTTTAACACCAGGAAGATTTCCTATCATTTGGATTCTACTGTTTCTAGAGAAAAAGTCACAGCTTTCCCCTCCTCGAAAATCTAAAACGGTATAACCACCTTTATTACCTATGTAAGCAAATGCTGCTGATGAGCATGATCCTTTTGTTCTATCTCCACCACCAACAGCATCAATGATTTGATTCTCTGTTAGTTTTTTACGACTTTTTTTAATAGGGTTCGAAGAAATTCCTTCTTGAAGCGCAAGTCTTCTCACTTCGCTCATTTGAGATTTCCCATTGATATCTTTTCTTGCTTCTATCTTATCACTTTCATCTGTTTTTCTCCAAATTTTGCTCCAAATGTCTTTAACTTTCCCGCTTTTTGGATCATAGTCAACAATACAACGACAATGTTGATGTCTTCTATATACATTTTTTGGAACTTTTGGATATTTATAGCTACCTTGAACCTCTTGACACCAATCACAGCAATGGAGATAAGATTTTCTAATAATTTCGGGTTGTAATCCAGATTTATGATGAAACTCAGCATTTTTTTGAATACTATCATCAATAATTGATTGCGTAAAATTGACAATAGGCTCACCGAGCAGCCAACTCACATCTTCAAAATTATCTTCAGACGAAAAGCGATTTACGATACCAGCTATTCTATCTTGATTTAGTAAAGGAACTTGAACTTTAAGCCCTATTTTTGCCTCTCTGTTCAAACTTTCCTGAACATCTCTAGTATAAGCGCTTATTATCTCATAATTACGACCCAGCACGTCCATCAACAAACGTTGAGCAATATTGTAATACATTTTACCATCTGGTAATTTATCGGCACTCAGAGAAGCTCCTAGAGCTTTAGAAAGAATCTCTCCAACTTCTATCGCAAACTCATTTGCTGTTTTATAAGTTGCTTTTTTGGCTTGTAATTCTGCAAAAGCTCGACTAACAACCTCGCTCTTCCCGTATTCACTTTCAAAGCGTTGCTGAACTTCTTTTAGGATACTAGGTAAGACATCATGTTCCATCTGGATCTCCTTCTTTCACCACAGGAGAAGCAGACATATCACCCTCAATACCTGTAAGGTCTCTAATTGTTTCTGCATTGATATAGCCAGGCAAGGCCTGATTCAATTTAAGAGCACCATCACCGATCATTGTCATCATATTAGCATCCGCTTCAAATAAAGGTTCCCATTTAACGGTTGTTTTTACGAATTGGCTTCTTTCATAATGAAACTCATCACGCAAACAAGCGGCTACATAAGCTACATTCAGGAAGCCGGCTCCTAATGAACGTTGTGCCTTCCGTCCTGCCAAACGCAAGTTCTCGTGACTAGCTTTAATTGCTTCTACAGATGAAGGGTTATCTGAAACGAATCCTAAATCATCCAAGGTCAAACCCATCTCTCCAGCAAATCCAGCTGCTGCTGTCCTCAATTGCTCGGTAAATGGTGTCATACTAGCAGTCGTGAACTGTCCGATGCTAGGTTTTTCTCCAGTATCACTTGCTGAGATAGTTAGTAGACTAGAAACTGTTGCTTTCCACTTTTCTAATGGTTCTGCATCAGGATCCAGGCCAATGATGTATTTCTGTGGCCACGAGTAAAATTCAGCAGTAATATCAGCACGTTCTAGAGTTCGTTTAGCGTATTTTTGATAATACATCCCAGCCCTAGTAATACGTGAACGACCAAAAGGACGAACTGCATCCGGCCTATGAATAACAGGGACCAATAAAGGAATATTAGCAGGGTTATTGACTGAATAAGGCTCTTCTCCTTTCGGAAGGAAGTGAGTAGCATTTGACTCAAAATATGCTTCCAAAGTTGGTTGCCCATAATCATCACGAGCTAATACTGCATACCCTTCATTTAACAGTCCAGTGATCGGATCAATAACTCCTGTTGCATTGCTTGATTCAATCACCTGCAATCTAACTTCTTCATTATCCCCTTTAGAAAGGTAGATAAAACTACACGATCCAATCAAAGCAGATAAGATTGCACTATCAAAAAAGATATCCGGGTTATTTTGTTCAAAAATCTCAGTAACTTCAAAATCATCATTTTCAAACTTTCTAAATACTAGACGATCTGCAAGGCTATCAACCCCCTTAGCAGTCCACCCCAACGTTGATTTATATTGAGCACGGACATTTGGGGGGATAGTGATTCCTATAGGAGTGTCATTGTTTTGCATAGCATAATGTTTATACCGCAAATTAACCCTAGGCCTGCAAGATTCTAATTTTCTTCTGAGATATTCAATTCCTCTTAGTTCCAATTTCTTATCCTTTCGTTTTGGCACGAGAAAATATGTACAGTGACGGCGTGAAGCTCGGCCAGAACCGAGGGGAGGGGGTAACCCCCCTATCAGTTCTGGGTCAACTGTGGTATTTCAGCCAATTGGTTGATTGTGGCAAATTGCGATTTCCAACAATTGCATTTTT